AATTCTCTTAAATCATAATAAAAATTTTCATTGCTTATAGTATATAATTCCGCTTCCCTTGTAGCAATTACGTGTGCAAATTCGTGTGTAATTGTCGCAATATCAATATTTTTTTCATCAACTACACTTTTAAATCTTCTTGAAAATTCAGTATTTAATTTATCTCTTGTTCTGTTTTTTAATGGATCAGTATTTACTCCAAAATTTATTACCTCTACGTTTCCATTTAATGTATCAACCCATCCATATGCCCTACTTGATGATTTGTATTTAAGATCAATTTTAAATCTAGTATTATATGATGAATCTAATTTGTATTGATTTGCTAATATTTCTAACTGATTATTATATTTATTTAACAATTCAACAGACATTTTATCAGAAATTTCAACATTTCCAATTTTTAATCCATTGCTTTCTAAAATTGCAACTGCTTTATCTTTTGCTTCATTAATTGTTTTTGCCTGTGCTTGTGCTTCAACAACTGCCGTTTCTGCCACAACGGTTGCAACAATTTCAGGTACAATCATAGCCGATGAAATAGCATCAACAACCTCAGCCTCTGCCATGCCAAATCCAATGTTGGTAATTGGTGCGCCAATTGTGTTTGCGCCTGCCTTTGGCAATACAATCATTGAACAACGGCAATTGATTACGTTGCTTGCTGATCCATTAGGATCGCCCGGTCTTTGTAATGACTCACCACCAACCGAAAATTTGCTATTAAATGGAACAACCTGCCCATTTGCTGACCTGTGTGCATCACGAACACGTGCATCAAATCCTGATCGCCATGTTTTGGTTAAATCTTGACCTGCAAACAAATTGACCGCTGCCTGTTCGGTTGCATAATTGGCTGCGTTTGTGGCCTCCGTTCTAACAATCCTGCGTGCCTGATAATCAGCCAACCCATCAAATTTTTGTCGCAACATTTTGCCCTGAACCCTTTCACCGGCTGATTGAAAAACAGGATCGGACATAAATTGGCGAATTGTGTTTGTCAATGTTGCCTGTGCCGTTGATGAAACCATTGTCACCCTTTGGCCTGCTACCTTTTGGCCCATAAATGCAAAGGCATTGCGCCAAATAGATTGCATATTTGCCGGATCGGCTTTTGGCATATATTTCTGCACGTTTTTAGAATACCAATTGGCAAATTGTAAACCGATTTTGGAATACATACCCTCATACATTTTTATGTATTTAGCATCTTGAAAAAATCCCTGTGCTGTGGCCTGTGTCATCTGCCCTACCTTTAAATAAAGGTCAATGGCATCATTATATTCGGCTTTGTAAAACTCCGTAAAATCACGAACTGATGTGCGTTCCGCTTTCTCTAATTGGTTTTCAAAATCATTCTCCCAATCTTCCTGCGCCTTTGTTTCTTTCTGTGGATCAAATAACGTGCTACAAACCGCAACACGCTGTTCAATGGTATCAAAATCATTGATAATATTAGGATCAATGACACAACGGCCCATAAAATCATTCCGGCTTTCACCTTCCTGTGGATTTGGCAACGGCATAAACTAAACGTTTAATGGCTTTGGATTTTCTAATGATGGCATTGATGGATTCTGTGCCATTAAATTAGCCGGGATGAAATAATCATCCATGAACGCATTTTCTTTGTCCGTAGCGTAATTCATTGCATCACGTTTCTCGTTTGGTGTAACCCACCACGCTGCTGCTAATTGCGACACCAATTTGTCCACTTCCTCCTGCATTTCGCTGATCACGGTAAAATCGAAATCAATGAAATATTCTTTTCCGTACTTTGGTGCCAACCATCTGTTTAATTCATCACGTATCTTGATCAATTCAGGAATCACGGCATTTTGGTATAATGCCTTTTTAGCCTCCTTCATATTGTTGTATGTGGATGCATCTGTGTTGTTTAGCAACTGCACAGGGATGTTGTATAAATTACACAAATCCTTCACCGTTCCATTGTACTGCTCAATCAATGACAAATCCGATGCAGACAAACCAAAATTCACCCAACTCAAATCCTTTGGTGTAATGATCACATCACCTGCGTTCCCTGCACCTTGATAATTCTTTCTGAATTTGTCTTTTAATGCCTGTGCTTGCACCTCAGTCAAATTACCATCCTTTGAAATCAACATCCCACGTGATGTTTGATTCTGTAAATATTTTAATCCGGTGGTTACGGCTTCATTGTTGGCCGATAAAACACGCAGGCCGGCACGCAAAGGTGATTGGCCATATAGGTTTGAACCGCTGCTGTCGTAATCCGGATTAAAATCTTTGATGTGGCAAATGTATTCGGGTTTTACCTCAATCATTGAATTGTATTGTATTTTGTACCCTGCCACCGGCTCCATCACACCACCTGAAACGATTTCAACTAATTGTGATGGTAAATTGTACAACTCCGTAAATTTCCCCTGATTTGGCCCTGAATCAGGCCCGATGCCGTAGATGTAACGGTTTCCGGTTAGTTTACCGAATGCAACGATTTCACCCAACCATGCTGAAAATGATTGTGCCGGGTTTGGTCGCATTAACAATGCCTCTAATTCTGAATCCTTTATTTCCTCAAATGCTCTTTTGCGTAATATGTTGGCCTTGTATATTGCAGGGCCATCCATCACACCTGATGTCATCGCTTTGTATTGCTTTGCTGTTCCTTCGTTTGTGACACGGTAAACAGAAACAGGGATTGTTGTGGCTGCCTTAACAATCAGGTTAATGATTGAATATATGGTGGCATTTCGTTGATACCCATCACGAATGTATGTGGTATCGTTATCCTCATTCATTATGATATTCGTGCCAAGCCACGTGTATATCAGTTTATTGTATGATTCGTTTGTGCCGCTTGATAATGCTTTGGCAATGGATTGTTTGAATGTATCAATGATTGATGCCATTTGTATTGCTTTTTTTTCTCAAAAATACATAATTAAACCACAAAAAAATCAGAACGATTTTTGTATTTGGTATAAACCCCATACCGGATTGCATCCATCAGGTGATTGTGTTTGTCTATTGGCTTATTTATAATCGTTCCATCCTTTAATTGTTCCCAAAAATAAAACTGAAATTCATTGTGTAAATTATGCGATTCAGATGAACAAATCACCTCGTGTTCCTTTAATAAACTAATCCCGGCCTTTATTGATCCTTCACCTTTTATTGCAGGAACTGCCAAAATATCCATTTGTCGCAATTCCTCAATTGATTTGGGTTCCGCTGATTCACAATAAATTATGTGTTCGTTTATTTTCTTTTCTTTTAGGAAATCGGCAATATCCCGGTTGGTCATGCCCTTTTTGTACATGATTTCATGGATGTACAATTTATCGCCAACCTTTGCCAACTGCACAATGGCCGTTGGATCGTGACTAAATCCAAAATCAAGGCCATAAAACACATCATCAAATTCGGGAAATTCTGCCTTTGGAATGAATTGCCAATTAGGAAATATTTGGCGATCACTAAACACCGCACGTTTCCCCTCACCGTACACCCTCCAATAGTCCGGATCTTTGGCTTTTAATCTTTCGATTTCATGCACCAATTCAGCCGGCAAAAACTTATTGTCCAAATACGTTGTGATCCATGTGTCACAATCATCACGTGTGATGACCTCATCATAAATCCAATGCACAGGATCGGATGGATTAAAATCGCAAATCATTTCATCCGTTGTACGCATTAACAACTGCCTGAAATCCTCATGATCTAATTCGTTGACCTCGTTACAATAGCAAATATTTCTTTTACGGCCCCTGATCTTTTGTGGCTCATCAACTGAAAGAAATTCCACAACGTGGTTGCCAAATGTGTAGGTGTTTTCCGATTTGTTGTGTTGGCCGACATACAGAATGCCCAACGTGTCTAATATTTCGAGAAAATCACGCATCACCGATCCTTTTAATGCCGGCAATGTTTTACGGACAATCGAAATCACCAACGGTTTCTGTGATGATGTTAATTTATAGATTAGGTATTGGCACAGGGCATAAGTTTTCCCCGAACGTGTTCCGCCCTGATGAACTTTGATTCTTTTGGTGCTGTTTAACGTTTGATAAAACTGAACATTGCATTTCTGCTTTATTCGTTTTCGATTTGTGCCGGTGTCCATTCTATTATGGCAGATTCAATGCCGGTTTCATGTACAACCTCCGTGCGTTCAACATACCCACGTTGTTTGCCTTTGGTCTTTAAATAAAATATTGTGGCTGTTGTGTTGCCATCTTTGATTTGCTTATGCAACTGCGATTCAGCAAAATCCAATGTCATATCAGCCAACTCATCAACGGCCTTTTTGTATTGCGGATCATCACGCATCCAATCATAATGCATTGAACGGTTGATGTTGGCAATCTTTGCAGCGGATGTGACAATTCCCAAAGACTTTTCAAGGGCCTCCAACATACGTTTTTTGTTCAGTTTTGTCACACTCTTAGGTACTGCCATAATTTATTTTTTGCAAAAGCAATTTAGTCCATTTTCAATGAAATGTTTGTATGCCATTTGTCTTTGTTCCTCAGATTCAAATGACACCTCAATCACAAATTTATCCTTTGGCTCATTCTCATTGTCAACCGGTAAATCTTCGCCTAATTCTTTATAAATCGGCAAATCCAATCCCCAATCTTCTAAATCAGCCATTTCCCAATCATTAGCCAACAAATCCCAATCCCACTCACCAAATCCCACATTGTCGGTAATGATAAAACGTTTCTGTTGTTCGGCTGTCAATGCTGATGCCTTAATAATTGGCACACGCTTCAATCCGGCTTCAATACAGGCACGCAATCGCATATTTCCACCTAATACCACGCAATTATCATCAACAATGATTGGTCGCAATTGTAGCATTTCCGGGAACTCCTTAATGGACTTCACCAATTTTTTGAATTTATCATCCTTAATCAACCTCGGATTGTTAGGATGTGGAATTACCAATTTGATGTTTATTTCCTCAATCATATTTTATCAATTAATCCATCCATTTGCCATGATTGAACAAATGCCACGTTCTGTGCTTTAAAACTTCAATAATTAATTGGAATAAGGTGTCCGCCTCATAGCTTCCTTTGCCTTTTATAATTAATTTCATCCCTGAAATTTGTCTAATTCTCGTTTAATATACCACAGGGATTTTTCCAAATCCTGTTTCTTGTTGCCTTTTTTGTCGGCCCTCAAAATATATTTGATTGCGTTCCCCAAATTAAAATTTAGGCTGAACCCTTCGATTACATCAATTGCCTCGATGCCTCCATCAGATTGATAATGTTGCGGATGATCCACCATTTCACGGCTCTCATTTTTCATTCTGTATTGATTAGGTAAATATGTGCTTTTGTTTCCGGCAGTTATTCATCACCCAACTGCTCCACAAATTTATTTAATTTTTCCATAGGTTTGACATTGGTTTTTCCCAACAATCAATCCCATAAGATTTTAGTAAAATATTAATCTGTGTATTCAATGAATCTTTCTTTGTTTGATCCATCTGATCCATTTCCATTCCAAGCATAAAAAATGACTCCATTGCTGTGCAGGCATTTTGGAATGTATCCAACGCATCAGGCAAATCCGGATCATCATTTCTGTTTGCCGGGAATAATACGGCCATTGTTTTTTCCAACTCCCTAATCATTTGCTTTGTTACCATCTTAACGGCCTGTTTGTTTGCCGGATGGCCGTGCCACGATCCATCAATGAAATCCAACATATTTTGGCACAATGCAAAGAATGTTAATAAACGTATTTTGTCTTTTGTAGTTTTCATCGGTTTGTTTTTTTGTTAATGCCGGCCATTTATTGCCTTGTATTTTTATGGTTTGCCTATGTCCAACAACTCACGTGGGAATTTGTAAGGATCAATGCACAAATCAAGTTTTATGATTTTGTGGAATATCATAATTTCTTGTATTTCCTCAATTATTTCAATTGCCTGCTCACGTGTTATGCCATCGGAACATTTGATGTCACCGTGTACAAATATATCCTCATCTTGAAATATCATTGTAATACATTTTTAGATTTCGAACACGATTATAAACAACACGTTTTTCCCTTTCTGATCCGTATGTAAGCCGGGCCACACAGGTTTCAAGAAACAATTTTGGATTGTGAATCAGTTCCCATGCGTTTACCCGGATTGGCTGTTCACTAAAATTTGGATCTGCAATTCTTTCATTGGCCCAATCAATGGCCTTTTGTCTGTTAATATTCATCGTATTGTTGTTTGATTTTCTAATTTTCCATCAATGTATCCTGACCGATATGCGGCCATCATTTTATCCTGTTCCACGAATTTTTGCGCCTCATAGTATTTCAATTTCTCAATTAACTCATCCAATGATCGCACAATTATGTATTCATATCCGCAATCCCTTGCTTTCTGTTCGAAATCCTTTTGGTTTGGCTGTTGATAATTGCCTGCAATTTTAACTTCAACAAATAGGCCGTGAAACGTTTGATTTGGCAATAGGATCAATAAATCAGCCACACCGGCTTTCACTCCCTCAGCCTTTAATTTGGCCGCAACTGCTTTGTTTCTCCATCCACCATTTGGAATGGCAAAAAACGTGTAATTGTTCAAATCAAGATATTTGGCCAACACCGTTTGCAATCTGTGTTCGTGTTCGTTTCTCATAATACAAATGTTTCAAAATATAATTGATGTGCTTCATCCAATAAAATATCGGTTCCTGTTTTACTCAAATCGCGTTTGTGAAGTTCCATTGCAAATTGTATCATTTGATGTTTCTCCATTTCTTTGGCTTCACGTATTTCATCATACAATTCTGCATAAAATTCTTTATTCGCAAATTTGATTTGCTTTTCAAGTTTTTCAATTGCTGTTTGTTTAAATGCCATTATCGTTTTGTTTTAATTTGAACCAATCCCCTGTGATCATCAAAATAAATCATTTCAAAATCCTCAATTGGTTCATATGTATCCATCATAAATGCCTGACTAAATTCAGAACGTTTGGCAATTACTTGTTTTTTGCCACCATTCCTTTGCTTTCTGACCTGATTAATTGCAATACATACAATTGATCCAATCGTGATAAAAACTGCGCTTAGAATCAAATTCTTTTTCATATGTCGGTTATTGGTTTAGGTTTTCGTTTTTATACTCTTTGCATTTATAAAAAGTAAATACATCGCTGCACTTTCTTAAATCTGTCACCACGTGATATTCTTCATGATTAATTGCAACAGCTGTCAAATAACAAAATTGCTTGTCATTATTTGAAATCCTGCCCATCATAATGACTTCTTTAATTATATCAATTACAATCAAATCATTTATTTCAGTTTTATTTTTAATTATTAGTTTGCCCATATTTACTGAATTATCTGATTTGCATCAATGTCCAACATTTTACACACTCTCAATCCTGTTATCATATTCGGAACCATTTTCCCTGCTATCCAATTACAAACAGATGAATGTGTTGTGTTGATTTCATCGGCTAAATCCTGCCGGCTCATTCCTTTTTTTTCTAATCCTTTCAGCACCAATGTGCCAAATTCTGTTTCCTGTGCTTTCATAAGTTTAATTTATTTGTCCGTTTTCATCTAATGTCATATCCATATCGGCTAATTGATGGCAAAACAATTTGTATGCCTCCGCTTTGCATCCTGATTTCCACAATTCAAAGTCATTGTATTTGGGCCGTAATCGTTTTGATATTTCAACCCGATCTGATTCAGGGCATTGCCAAATTTCAAATTTGACTAAAAAATCATACAGGTATGCTAATCCCCCGGCTGTCCATTCAAATTTTTGTCCTGTTTGATCTGCCAATTTAATTCGTTTAACGTATGAATTTACATTTGCGATTGCCAACAACTTCAATTCATCATCCGTTGGAACCGGTTTAACAATTTCGGGTTCCGGCTTTTTTACATTCTTTGTTTCCTGCCTTGCATATTCAATGTATGCATTCATTATCCGGCCAAAATATTCACACGAAAAATTCTCATAACATTTGCAATCAGTATTCAATTTCCCTGCAACTGCCATTTCAAATGCAATGGCTATTTCCTCAGGTGTTTGGTTTCCATAATTAGATTTTATAAATGCAAGCAATACAAATTTTTCCTCATCTGTTGGCATATTTGCCCCACGTAGGCCAACCATAAGCATTGCCATGCGCAATACTTGTTTCAAATCATTTTCGGGCCGTGTACGGATGTTTCCTGTGCTTTGTGCCTTAATAATCAAATTGGCTGTTCCTTTACCAATTTCGGAGGGCTTCAAGTCTTGCCGCACTTGTTCCAAGTTTTTCACCGGTTGAATTTCCATTGTTGTTGCTGTTAAATTTATTCTTGTTTGCCATCCATGTGCTGATTCGCCTGCTAATATCAAAGAATTTTTCGGATTGCCATCTTTCTTTGCCTTTTGCGTTTTTCTCAGTCCAATAAGATTTGAAATTTTCAAATTCTGATCCAAGTGTTTGAACGTGTGGTGACAATAGGTCACTAAACACTATTTCTTTTACTTTTATTTCATTTTCTTTTATTTCATTTACTTTACTTTCCTTTCCTTTGTTGAACGGTCGTTGAACGGTCGTTGAAATTCGTTTTTCTGCCGATGCTTTCCCGGCCATTTTGCGTTGTTCCTTCATTCGGAAATATGGTTCCAAATACACCAACATTTTTGGCGAAAAGAATTTTTGATCCTCATCAACTTCGAATAATTCGTAATTGCAGATCGTTGTTCTAATCTTTGCCTCTGATACTCCAAATTCATCTGATAACAAATCCAAATCATCCATTGGGTACATCAAATCCTGTTGTTCTCTAAGTGTTTCTAATAGCATAAAATAAATGCCATATCCTTCCACACCAAGTTCCCTGCGTAATCGCCTAATTTTGCGATCGTGTCGTGCATTACAGAAATGCGGGAAATAAAATGCTTCTTTTTCCATAATTAGTCGATATAAAGTTCAAAATCATCAGATAAAAAGAAATCACCGACAGAATTATTTGGTGGACTTGTTGGTTGTTCGCTTAAAACAAATACTCTTTTATGCGTGTGTGATGGGTGGATAAAATTCACAAAAAGGTAATTTTGGCCTTTTTCTTTTGCTATTTTCCAATGCTGCGAATTGTGCAAATCCTGTGCGTAACTTTTTGAATGTGGAACAACTTTCATTCCAATTTTCACTAAACTATTTTCCATTTTGTTTTTAAAAAAATAAAGCCTGAATGCGTAGGAGTGCAAACAGGCTTTGTGGTTCTTAAACCCAATTAATCACCGGAAAACTCCTACCCTTTCCGCTGATTACATCACAAATATAATATTATGACATTAATAAACTACCTTTCAACTGCTTAAATTTAAACAAATGCCCAAATTGGGGATGTTCTAATACAAATTTGCGTGCATACATCGGTGCAAAATTGTTGTCAATCTTAAATGGACTGCCATCTGTTTTGAACTGATATTCATATCTCATCTTTTGAAATATGTGTGCCGATCCTATTACCCTGCGATTTTGTTGAATTAACTGCATCGCAATTGATTTGTACAACTCATAAAGATGCGGATTGGCCTGATGATATTGCTGAAACGTTACCATATTTTTGTTTTTTAGGTTGAATTTTATTTAATTTTTCTAAATTATTTTCTAATTCCTGTGCGATATGCGCCCAAACCTGATTGAACGTGTACCCCAATTCGTTTGTTTTATTTGTTTTTGTTTTCATTATACATACTGATTAATGCACCTAATACCGTGAAAAACATCTGTGCAATGGCCCAATAAAATACTAAATTGATTTTGGTTTCTATGCTCATTTTTTTACGTATCTAATAATTGACATAATCGGAATCCCAATCAATCTGCGTTCGGGATCTGGATGTTTAAAAAACAATGTCCGGTTCCCATCTGTTACGTGATCCAATTGGGATTTCAAAAATAAAACCTGATTTCCCAAACGGTATTCCAATTCATATACCGCACCGATTTCAATATCCCTGTGCTTTAAATTAGCTGTTGCAACGGAATAAATTGCCCTTAATTCTCCGTGCCGTGTTGTGTAACTATCTACAATTTTTCTCATTGCTAAAATGGTAATTCATCGGTTTCTATTGGATTCACTTCACGTTGGATTGGCTGTGCCGAAACAGGTGCGCCCGGATCATTTAAAATTTTTAACAATTTGAAATTTCCGATGATTGGCAATTTTACACCTGCCTCACGTTCATCCTTTGTGGTGTTCTGCTTTACAAAACCATTATTTTCGTATTGATCCGGTGTGTCGGTCAATACACCTGTAATGTCCAAATATCGTGCACCTGTTTTTATGCTGTGAAAAACTCTGTTTTCATCGATTTTTGAAAGGTCAATTTTAATGCTTACTAAACGTGCCATTTGATTTTTTATTTAGATTGTTTATTTAATTACTTTTTTGATTGTGGTTGTGGATGATTTCGATGGTGGATAAAAATCTGCCAACTCACCTGTTTCCTCATCCAATATAGAAACCTTTGATTTCAATGCCTTACAAAATGCCTCAATTTCTTTTTGTTTGTCTTTTAGGCGATCAATTTCAAATTGCAATTTGCACCATGATTCGGTTTCCGAATAGTCATATTTCACACCACCCTCCATTTCTGAAAAGTCCACACCGTATGCCGACAATTTGCTGTCCTTATTTTGGCGCAGATCGACAAATAAATGCTCCTTAATGTGTTTGTCCATTTCGGATGCTAATAATTGAAATTTGGCCAATTGTGCGGCTAATTTTACGGTATTGATTGAATCTGCGTTGGCCATGAATGATTCAGCCATTTGCGCAATTTCTTTTTTGTTTAAATCTAAGATTTGGCCATCAACGGCCATCAATTCATTTTTCATAGGTTGTTTATTTATTTGGTTGATAATTCTGCTTTTCTGTGGTTGAATAATTGTTGTATTTCTTTGTTGGCTTTTGCCTCATCGGTCAATTTTTCCCAAATGCCCTTCAATTCACCAATTGCAATCACACTTTTAACATCTGAAATCAATTCTTTAAACTCAATATCAAATTTAGATGGTGCCGGCATACCTGTTTTGGCCTGTGGCTTTGATTCCTGCGATTTGCCGTGATCATTTGTTGCATCTGAATCCTTTGTGTCATCGATGGCAAATAAACCGTTTAATGCGTACTTTCTTGCGTAACTCGATGCGGCCCCTGTAATCTGTGATCCATCCATTCCCTTTTTGGTTTCTTCTTCACGTGCTAATCCTATTGAACTAAATGTTTGTTTACCATTTGTTAATTCAGCAACCGATTTAATATACCAACGGCCCTCAGCAAAAATTAAATCATCTGTCAATGTAATCGCAAACCCCAATGGATTCACAACCTTTTTGACTGCCTCCAAAATATCTTCGGCTGATCTATAATGGTATTTCCCAAATGAATTGAATTGACCTTTGGGTGCCTTTAATTTTGCCTGTATTTCGGCTAATGGGTTATTTGGTTTTTCCTGATTCATCGTATAATTGTTTTGAAATTCGGTTGATTGATTCCCACATTAGGGGATAATTTAATTTTCTTGAAATGGCCATTTGCACATTGTGCGATTCCCATTTGTCTTTGCGTGGTGGCTGAATGCCTCTATTGTTTAAATCCTCAGCCACCAATCGGTGCAATTCACCTGCGTTAATTTTTACCCTCATATCTTTTTTCTAAACTCTTTTTATATTTCTGTTCTAACATATCCTGCATGGATTCAAATTCCTCCGTGCCGATTTCTTTTCCACCATTATTATTCAATTCGTTTTGGATATATTTTCCAAGTTCATCCGTGCTGTTGAATGATTTGGTCACGGTGTAATATCCTGCGTGATCTTTGAATGTGATTTTGTAAACCATTGC